AAGCAGCATAAATTGTACCTGAAGACCAATTATAGCGTGGAATGACAAGAGATGCATCAAGTACTGATTTCATTGATTGCATTCTATATCTAAACTGTCTCATCTCGCGTTCAGAGTTTTGCAGCGCCGGAGTATCATCAGCACTATCAAACTGCTCTGAGTAACCAATAGCAATATAGTAGAGATTGGAAGCTGAATCTGCAAATTCTGTAGCTAATGTATCTACAAATTGATTTTTTAAAAGGTCTGTAATAATTGCTGTTGCCATATTTTTATCTCATTAAACTATTGTTATATTGGGACCAGATGAATCTGTACCAAGAATGTGCCAGTTATTTTCAACTGTTTCCCAAATAAATTGAGCCATTGCGTTTGGAGCTAGAGAAACATACGAACCAAAGTCAAAGTTAGTTGATGCACTATCTTCTCTAATTTTTAGAGTTGCTGTACCTCTATTTAGAATAATTCTAAGTTCGCCATTAACTGTACCGTCATCCATATGTATAGTAGTTGTACCAGATGGATTTGCAATAATAAAAGTATCCTGTGTCATATCAGAATCACCAGCAGCACCTAATGTCAATTGCTTACTTGCATATGCAACCTTGCCTAGTACAACCGCGCCAGTGCCCTTTGGTGTGACGTTTAGATCTACATTTGTATCTGTACCTGTAGCTGTAATACCTGGACTAGCACTAGCATTTGCGTTATTAATTGTAATTTCATTTGCGGGTGTACCAGCTTCAGTAAACTTAATAATCTCATCACCACCAGCATCTAGGATAGCTGTACCAATTCTTGGAGATGTTAATGTTTTATTAGTTAGCGTTTGTGTTTGTGCATTAAATGTAATTGTATCACTATCAGCCAAAAGAGGAAGATTAACATTAATGTCTTTAGTAGTTAAATTGGCAGGTTTAATTAAGTATTGATGACTAGCATTCGTATCATTAATTGATACATTATCGAGTACAGGATTATTAATTGTGGCACTATCAAGAGTTTTATTTGTAAGTGTTTGTGTAGCACTATTAATTACAACAGCGCCTTCCGAATCCGGTAAGGTAAACACTAACTTTGAGGCACCCTCTGTATGGGTTAACACAGAATTGTTAGATACGCCTACATATTCTAAACCGCTATCAACCAATTTAACAGCAGTTGTAAGAGATGTACCAGAATCACCACCGCCAAGAGCCGCGTAAACTTCTACGAAATTCTCATTTATTTTACTACCGGCATTACGGAGTGTATCACCTGTTCCGTCATTGGCTGTTGTGCCGGTATTAATAACTTGCCTTGCCATAGGTTTTCCTCAATTTACTCAGAAGTATTTATAATAGTTTTAGTAAGTTCCAATCGAATCATACCAATCTTGGTCCATAGTTTGTTGTGGTCTTGTTGTATCAAGTCTAATAACTCCACCATCACCTGAGCTATCATCAAATACTGGTAGTGATGGAGACATAGCTGTAAGAATACTTGTATAACTACTATCAAGTTCAGCTAGTGTCATATCAGAATCAAATGGTATTAAATCAATACGATGTGTAATACCACCACTATCAATAAGACCTGTAACATTAGCAATAGGCTGAGATGTAAAGTCACCCTCAAACACCGTAGAAATAGTACTTGTAGCAACAAGAGTGTCAGACTTAGTAATTTCTGGTTGATCTCCAAAGCCAAGTTCATTAACAGATACAATTTGCATCTGCCCACCTAAATACATACCGGCAGGATGCACAAACAATTTATAAACTTCTCTCCAAACACTAATTGGAATATCTGTTTTAATTAAAATAGCTAATACTTGATATAATTTATCATTAGTTAAAAACCGCTCTGATTCAGCACCAACTAATGAAGCATTTTTTACTACTTGTTCACCATTGTCGTTTGTGCGCGCAGCATCCTGGTCAATTTGCGGACCAACTAAAAATACATTTTCTTTTGTATAAACAACTTCGGGGTCTACACCATAAAACGCTCTAAAAAATTGTTGAACACTATAACGTGTACCTTTAGAACGATAAAGAATGTTAGAAAACTTAGAAGCTTCACGTTTGTTGATAAATCCACCAAAATAAGCTTGACCTAAAAGCAATTCATCTTCTATGTATTGCAATTGATCTTCATCAACCTGAGTAACATCTCTAGCTTTATAAAGCTCTTGTATTAATTCATTTGGATTATTATCTTGATCCATCCAATCGTAATATGCTTCAAACAAAGTAATAAGATTTGGGTACTGTTCGAGAAAATGTTCAGGTACGATATTAGAAATCTCAGCTCTTTGAAAGTTGAGATCCCTACGATTGTTATCTTTAAATGTTTTGTCTAAACCGTAAGTCATTAATTAGTCGCTATTGTTGAAACTGCACGAGCGTCTGAGATATCTCTATCATATTCTAATATATTATTTCTTTCAGGTACAATAGCACTAGGATTAGCTGGTGTAACTGAAAGTTTAATAAAATCAACACCACCAGTAATAGCTGTAGGTGTAAAATATGTAAGTTGAACAATACCGGTAGCTGCGTTATACGAACCTAAGTTATCTAATACAATGTCATTACTACCTGTCGCCACGATTTGTAATGTATTTGATTCTAATCTGTTTTGAATCTTACACTGTACACCATCATATGTAAATGTGGATGAAGTTACTATATAGTTTTCATCATCCGGAGATGCAATTGCGGCAGGGAATCTTAAGTTAAATGTATTTGCACTAGAAATTGATGCAATAGTCGTTCTAACAGATGTATAAGAGGCTGTTGAATACGCAGCAATGATTGTAGCTGCACCGTTAAAATCCCTGTTATTAATTAATATAATAGCCTGGTTTAATTCGCTTGTAGGTATTGTAAAGTTTGTAATAGTATTAATTGCTGATGTAATAGTCGGTGCAGTTGGTTCAAACCTTTGCTGCATTTTAATAGTAGCTCTCGATGAAAGAATAGCATTGTTAGATTCATCAATTAATGTTAAGAGGTTTGATCTTCTAAATGCTTCTTCAAACCCTCCAACGTTATTTGTAAAGTAGTTTTGAATAATAGTTCTTACGTTTGACTCAACAGTACTTACTGTAGTATCTGTTAATCTTGGGTTAAACTGAAAGAAGTTTTGAACTTCGATAAAAGTTGTAATTGGATCTTCAAATCTAAGTCTAAATGATATAACAGCCAAATCATCAGCTAAATTTAATATTGCTTGTTTTGTATTTGCCTGTACTAATGCTGTCACATCATCCTCAAAATCAATTGATACATAAACAGCTCCAAATTCTGGATCTAAGTTATCTTCACCACCCCAAGCTTTAATGTCTTTAATAAGAGTAGAGTAATTACGTAGAATCAGTGATGAATAATCGGCAGCTGTAACCATTCTGTTTTGAGCGGCATATTGAAATGGCGCATTTTTACGAATTGACTCTATAGATTCTTTATCATCACCACCCACAGAATTAGTTACAGTTGTAACACTTAATGAGACTGGTGTTGTTACGCCAGCTGCTGTATCACTAAATTGACTTGAAGCAGTAAATGTTGAAGCACCATTAGCACCCGCTCCGTTTGTATTTAAGTAAATAACTTCAATCTTTGCGCCGCCTGCAGGAGCAATGCCAAATGTTTCACCGTCCCCAAATGATAGTTCAAAGTATCCATTAGGTGCTTCTTTTAAAATATAAATTGTTGTTTGTGAGTTAATAGTTGTCGCATTAATAATATTAGTATAAACAGCATATGTTGAACTAGTTACGCTTTCATACACTCTTACTTCAACTGTATCAGCATCAATAGTTGTTTCTGGTATAACATAAACTGGGTTATCTTCATATTTGCCCACGATAAAGGTTTTTGTTTTCTGTGTACCTTCATAAATTTTAAGTTCACTAGACCCATTTGCATCTACAAAACTATAAAAACCTGTCCCATCATCAGCTGCTGTATAGTCTTCAATAGTTTGAAATGTATAAGAAACATCATCAACTGTTGCGGTAAAGTTCGTTCTTGCTGGTAATGTTAA